CTATTTGTTTCATGAAGCGCAAATGCCTGCCCGGCATGATTTGATACTCACAACCGAATGCATCGCAAATTTGACGGATGAGCGCAACGACGTTTCCTTCTCCGAAATTCGGGATAAACGCCGATTCGGTGACATCGACATTTTCAAATGTCCAGCCCGTGCCGTTGAGTGCGTATTGCACGAACTCGTCTAGCGTATGTGTACCGCCATATGTCCCTTCTTGATAGTGGTCAACCAAGTCAAAGAAAATATGTTGCGCGTGTACTTCTTTACGGTCGCGCACTTCCGTCATCTGTTTAATACGGAATTCGTGACCGTCTAGTTCGACGGTTGCTTCTTCTTGCACGAGGGGATAGGCGTGTTCATTGTTTTTTGTATTGAAACAGACGAATGACAAGGAATATTCGCCGTTCACCTGTTCCGCAACCTCTACACCGTTTATATCGGGTAGTGGATCGGTCTGCCCCTGTAAACTCGTAACAACGAGCATGGGTTCACCCCTTTCATGGGAATAGAAAAAGGATAGAGGATGTAAAATAGCCCCTATCCTTTGGATGAAAGCGTCATTTTATACAGCCAGTATATGTTTCTCAGATTCCAGATTACGGCGCGATGTACGCGGAGCGGAAACCGAGGTAGGTACCCGAGCTCGTACGAGCGTGCGACAGGTTCAGCGCGAAGACACCAGCATCCGACCCGTCGGCCCAGTAGCCGCCGCGAATCGGAAGGCGCTCACCGTAGTTACGCACCCAGATACCGTCTCCGCCATGGTTCGCGTCGATAGGAGCAATAGCGAGATGCTTCAATAGATCTGGAACCGTGAAGCCGGATTTAGCTCCCAACGTTTCAAAGGTCGTATAGCTATACCCGTAGTAAGCATCTGAACTCGGATCAGTCGTAAACATCGGATTTGTTCTTTCTGCTCCCAAGACAGGATCGCCGCCTACATCACGATCTGTTGTGTTTGCATCTCCTGCTGTCGTGTTATCGAAATATACGCCTGTGTCGACCCATTGATCGACTACGCGCGGTCCTTCTGGCGTATTGTAATTGTTGTCCTGGTGAACATAAATTTTCCCGTCGATCAATTTTAATCCATCGACCCATTCCCATACGTTCCCGTTGAGGTCGAAAATACCTTCATTCGTTCCATCGTGCGACCAGCTGGCAGGTCCAGAACCTGTTGCGACACGAGCATCCTGTCCACTTGATTGATACGTCACTTTTCCTCTTTCATGTGGAGCAGAAATATCCTTGCCATAGTTGTTATTTCCTCGAGGCATAAACCCGTTTTTCTTGCACCAGAGGGCAATAGCTGCCCATTCAGCATTCGTCATAAGATGCCAACCTGAACCTTTTGCTGCACAATATTGTTTTGCTTGATCATATGTCACAGATGTCTTCGGATCTTGGAAAGGAATAGAGTATGCGCGTCCGTCATGCACGATATTTTGATATTTCGAAATCCAGATTTCGCTTTTCACTACTCCGTTTACAATAAATGCCGGGTGCGGAACGTTAGGCGCCCCGTTGATGACATCTGATAAGTTGAATTTAGGAATGCAAACCATGATAGACGGATTTCCTTTGTCATCATACATGACCGTGTTTTTTCCGCCTGTGGCGGATTCCACGGCTTGGCGCAATGAATCTTTCACCGATACAACAAAAGCCATTACATCTCAACTCCTTCCGGTAATGCCCACAAGCGAATTTCGACTTTCGACATATTTAAAGACATCGGAACAATGCTTGTTTCGCCGTTATCGTTTTTCACAAGCTGATATTCTCGTGGTGGAATAATAATTGTCGCTACATACCAAGCCCCCACACCTTCTTGCACAGTTGTATATGTCGTGTCAAGGCATACGTCAATCACACGTTGCACATCACCCTGTCTCTCTTGCAGATCGATCGACAAGCTACCAATATTTAGTGTCGTTCCCTCAAGCGTAAACTCTACCTTCCGTCCGCTGTTTAAATGAGTGATAATCATTCACATCCCCTCCTATGCCACCAGCGGATTGAGTAGCGTCCACATAAATGTGACACTGCTCGCACTACCTGTCATTTTCACTTTAAACCCATTCTGCGTTTTGTCATACACAATCAACTGCCCATAATCGCCGTTCGATGAAATAACGTCAATAACCACCGCATAGTTCGGCGCGTTGATTTGTGCATATCCCGTTAATGTCACTTGTACAAACGGCTCATTATCTCGAAAATACCCGTTCGAATTCACACCTGTTATTGTTGCGACTCCTTGCTGAAAACGTAATTTTTTGTACTTGTCAATTTCTAAAAAGATTGAACGATCATTTTGAAATAGAACGTCATCAGCGGTTGATAAAATTCCAATTTTATTAGATGTATCATCCAAACGATCTTTTAATGTCGGATGTGTCACATTATTAATGGAATCATACCGAGCGTCCACGATTTCGGTATTGGAACTTCCTGTGTTTGCGACGATATTATCGATACGTGCATCGAGGTCATTATCTCGTTCAATACTGTCGTTTTCAATCTGTGTCATACGTGCATGCGCCGCGCTATCTTTTGCGTTGAGGTCGTTTTGTACTTCTTTTATATCCGCCTCAATATCATCAAAGTTAGCATTGAGGTCATTTCTAAAATTGCGGTCGAATGGAACTCCTAAATCACGGTATGGATATTTCATCGACATGCTGCATCACCGTCCTTGTTATAAATAATAAAAACGGAAGTCAAACGAGATAGTAAAAGCTCCCGTTGCTCCCGTTATGGTGAAGTCGTTCCATCCTGATTTCAATGTGATTAATTTTCTGTTTGTCTGTCCGAAAATGCTTGACCCGTTTTTTAGTGACCGAACACCATCTAGTGTGATTGTGTCGCCGTCAACTGTCGTTCCCGTGTATTGCCAAGAATCACCCGTTGTTTGATTGGTGATCGTTAGATTCGTAGACGCTCCTGTGAATTCGATTTTTAACGGTAACACACGCGGGTCAATGTCAATATCACCGGCATTGTAAATACAAAACGACGGCGTATTGTGTACGTATTTCAGATCATCAGCTTCAATCAACCCCTGCCCGATTTGCCAAAGCTCCGCGTCAAACGTGAACGGGTCTAGGGTGGTTCCGATGGATTCGGCGTATGGATTCGGCGCCGTAAATTCCACTTCAAACCTGCCGTAAATCGGCGGGAATTTTTCAATGTCAAAGTTATTCGCTCGCACGAGCCAACGCCGCTTTTGGTTTGGTTCATGAAAATAGAACAATTCTTTCGTCGCAAAGATGCGAAACACTTCATTTCGTAGCAACGGAAAGTCTTGCCTATCTTTCGCTTCCATAAGAAAAGCGGCCCGAATGGTTCGGCCGCCATAAGTTACATCCACTTCGATATATCCGTCTCGCCCTTCGATTTCTTCCGTAACTAAACGGGGAGAAGGTGAGGATATGGAATGGGTCAATAATGTAATTCCATAGTCTTCCGTTTCGATCACTGTTCCGTCTAATCGTTCAATAATCATACCTTCACCCCACTCATGCGTAATCTTGTATTAATACGATTTCCAAGCTCGCGTTCGATAATATCAAGCATGCGGTAGGCATCTTCCTCCGATCCTCTTCCTTGGTAATTCAAAGTAATATTGATAACAGGCGGTGTTTCTTTTGTTCTTGTTGTTCGGTTCGATCTAAACTCTATCGGGAATTCGCCTACACCTTTGGCGTATCCAGGAATCCACAAACTCAAAAATTTCTTTGTTTCATCATGTGGAAGCACGGATGTTCCGGCTGGCAAGCGCATTAAAGTCGGCCCGCCTACACCAACCAAAGCCAATCCTTTCCGCGGGATGTAGGCAAGTTCTTCACCTTCCTCACCAACCATCGCCCAACCGCCCGGATGATAGTTGGTTCCCTTCGCATAACCAACATATCGCAGTCCTCTCATTAAGTTCCGAATGCCCGGAACATTAAACACTGTCCCGTATCGGTCGATGATATATCGAATTGCCGCAACTGCGTTATGGATCGGATTCCAAATGTCGTCCAAACCCGGAAGTTTATAAGCGTTAAATGTTGCTGGAATGGTTTGCATCAAACCGCGCGATGCTTGCCCTCTTTTTGCGTTGCTGTCCCATAAGTTGATCGCCCTTGGATTCCCGCCGGATTCATGCATGGCGATTGTAACAAGTGGATTGATCCAAGAAGTAGGTACACCAGTAATACGAACCGCTGTTGCAATCCAAGCCCTTACATTTTTGTTTCCTGCTGCGCCATCAAAACTGAAAAACTCATCAATTTTATCCTTAATGAAATCAAGCGATTTGTCTTTCAAGAAAGAAAGGATACCATCGCCTAATGTTTTCAATGTACCGCCTACCCCGGAAATGGACGGTTTAAACATTTTCCAAACTTTGTTCATCAGTTTATCAGCGCCGGACAATGCCAAACTGAAGAAGTCGCCGACCCCGTTGGCATATCCGGGGAATCCATACGATTTAAGCAGTCGTTCCGTTTCTTTGTTTGGCAAAACGGCGGTTCCTCTCGGCAAGTTCGGATGCAGTTCGGGCCCTTTTGTGCCAAGTAATGTCGTCCCGTATCCAGGGATATAAGCCAGCTCTGGCCCTTTTTCTCCGACAATAGCAGGACCGCCCGGATGACCGCTGGATGGAGTACCTTTAGCGTATCCTTTTGGTTTCCACATCGGAATTTGATACTTCTTAGGTACTCCAATTTTATCTAGCACCCAGTTGATCCCGCTGCTAATCGCATTGACCGCTTTTGCAACGCCACGAACCATTTTGTCCCACTTGGTCAATACTTGTCCGGTACTCCAATCAATTTCATCGACTTGTCCTTTTGCTTGTTTTTTCGCATGTTCTACTACTTTTTTGTGCATATCTTCTGCTTTTGCCACTGCTTCGTCACGTTGCCGTTTCGCTTCTTTTATCAATTTATTTGCTTGTTGAGCACTAATACTACCAGTAACATCCCGTTCATATTCGATAGCTCGTTTGACCTTTTTATATTTGTCGTTTGCCTCTTTGACGGCCCCTTCTTTTGCTTTTAGACTGTTTCTTACCGTTTCTGCTGCTTGTTGTGCAGTAATATTACGAGTTTCATTTCTTAAACGTCCTAATATCAATTTTTGTTCAACTTCACTTTTGGACATCGTCTGCACTGCCGTTGTCATCATTTGCTGTTGAATCCGGTTGATTTCGTTTTTCTCTGCTTCGGTTAGCGCTCGTTTTTCTTTTCTTGCTGTTTCGAGTATCTGTTTAATGCGATTTTGAGACTCTTGAACCGCTTTTTGTTGCTCGTCGTGTTTGACTTTAACGTTGTTTAGAATCTCTTGTTGCTCTTGTGCCGTCAATGTTTTGCTGTTGGCTAAAAACGTGCTCAAATGCTTATAACTTTCATCAAAATCTTGCTTTAAACTTTGCGAGATTTGATCGCCCATTTGGCCAAAAATACCCGTCAACGAATCGTAAATATCTTGAGAAATTGTTTTCCCAGACCATAATAAATAATTCAATTGTGCAGTCGCTTCATCATTTAATTTTTTGTATGCCAAAACTGATTTCGTGGTAGAATCTGAAACCTTGTCCCCAAAATCTTTGATAGCCGGTATGCTTTCTTCTTTTAAATGTTTATATAACTTCGTCCCGCCTTGAATTAACAAAGGAATGCCAACCGTCGCCAACAATCCCATCGGTCCGCCAAGCGCGCCCAACCCCAGACGAGCAATGCCGGCGATTTTTGATAAACTTCCTAGGTTTTTGACGGCTCCTAAAATCCTACCGCCAAACGAAGTAAATTTTCCAGCAGTATTGGTTGCGCCTGAAGCGACATTTTTAAGTGATGTTACAGCTGTACCTGCGCTTTTGTTGAAAAGGTCAGCGTTTTGCGCTGTTTGTGCCATGCTTGTTTTCAGCTGGCCAAACCGTTTGATGTTCCCGGCGATCAATCCAAAGATTGACCCCAACCCTTTAGACATGAAGCTAAATGCAATCCCTAAAGGGCCAGCTGCCGCAACCATTGCAAGCAAACCGACAACTGCTTTTTGTCCAGCAGGCGACAATCCTTCCAGCCAAGCTGTGAACTTTTCAATGGCATCGGAAGCACTTTCTATCGCGGGTTCAATTGTATCCAACATCACTTCACCAAGGGGAACCAATGCCTCTGATAACCTTCTTAAAATTTTCTGAACCCGTGTTCCAAAACTGTCTCGGATTGTCTCGCCTGCATCTTTTGCCGCTCCTTCAAAATCTGTCAATCCTTCTCCTACTTGGGCAAAGAAAGCTTGATATTGAGGACCAAGGTCTTCTAATGGTGTTCCCATTAATTCAATGGCAAGTCTGTTACGATCAGCTTCATTCTTAACTTTTGATAAAGCAACCATGACCGCCATAAATGCAGCGTTTGCTTTATCTCCACCTGATTGAATATCAGATGTTATTTGGTTATAATCAAGACCTAATTCTTTCAATGCTTCTTTCGTATTTTCTGAACCATCAGTAATTTGTAAAAAGCTTTCCTTCACAGAATCTGCAAGCTTATCCATTGACCATATGCCACTTTCGGCACCTGAGATAAGCATTCCCATCATCTGTTCGGCGGAGAATCCTAGGTTTGCAAATTGAGTGGAATATTCGCTGATCGTATCCAGCAACTCATTGGAATAATCTCCGCCTCGCTGGAATGCCACTGTAATCATGTCCATCGCTTCCGTACCGGAAACACCAAACTGTTGCATCAATTGTGCAGCAGCTCTTGTCGATTCAGCCACATCAGCGTCGAACACCTCGGCCAATGTCAGCGCTGCTTTGGTGACATATTCCATCTCTTCTTTTGGCAGATTGCCCATCGTTTGGTAGGCGCGGGTGATGGCATGTGTTACATCATCAAGACTTTCCCCGAACCCTTCACGCCACACGCTGATCGCAACGTTGTAAAGTTCTTTGGTTTGCTCGGCGGTCAATCCGAGCGCCGCTTGCATCTTTCTGTGCGATTTTTGGAAATCAGCAGCTGTTTTTAGAGCAAATCCACCGAGTGTAGCCAATGGAGCTGATACTTTCGCTGTTAAATTTTCTCCGATTGTTTTTAGCGTCTCGCTCGTGCTATTCGCTTTTTGCTGAAAAGACGATAAAGCCTTTTCTGCTTTTCCCCATACAGACGATTGATAAGCTGCTTGTTTTTCGAGTTCTTGTAATTCTTCGCGGACGCTCTCTAATTCTTTCCCTAACTTGTTATAGTACGCGATTGCGTTGTTTAAACGTTTCCCTGCATTTAACGCCGCCTCAGATTCAGCCCCGTGCGCTTTCACTAATTCGTCATATTGTTTCTTTAGCTGTTGAACGCGCTGACCTTGCAGTTGATAAATTTTGGCTAAGTTGTCTTGCTTTGCGCGTAAGCTATCAACCGTCTTTCCGAAGTCATCGAACTGGGAAGCAATAGCTTTCAGTTCGCTGCGCGCCAACTGCATCCGTGCATTAATATTTTTTAATCCTTTATTAAAATCGGCACCATCCAATCCAACACGGACGACTAAACTTCCGAGAGTTTCTTCGGCCATTTATCGCACCTCCCTTCTTAAAACACCGCATCAATCGGGACAACTTTTTGATTCTTCCATTTCCGTTTTCTTATTTCTTTTGGATCATTCAATTTTTCTCGATACTCCATCAATTCCATAAAGTAATGAATGTCAATTTCGTCAATTTGGGCAGGTGTCCATCCCTTTTTATCTATCAGAAAAAGATACATTTCCTTCACATCTTCAATCATTTCTTCGATTGTTCTTCTTTTTCCATTAGTTCTTTTAGCAGCTTTCCCACGCTTTCCTGTTCATCTAAAGGCGGATAACCTAAAATCCCAACGCCAATAACGTTATAAAAGACTTTCTGATGGTCGATTGCATTTAGACCGTTTTCTAGTTCATCTTTCGTAAATTGTTTGCCGAACGCCTCCACAATCAAATTGAGGCGTTTATCAAACAATTTTTCCTCGTCTACATTTTTGGATTGTGCGTATTTTTCCACCTCTAGTGCCTTTCGGTACATCTTCAATGGGATAAACTCTTGAACAAACGTTTTATCCTCACCATTAATCTTCAAAGTGATTTCCATTATCTTTCCCTCCTAATGTTTTATGTAAAAAAAGCCGGATAAAAATCCGGCTCATTACGATCCTGTGCCATCTAACACAGACAAGTCAAATACAGAATCAAAGAACGTGTCCATGTAAGGAGCGAATTCTGGAATATCTGTATCGGCAGTGACTTTAAACACTTTATCGTAATCACGTCTTACAAATGTTCCAGTGATTTCTTGGTTTTGGAATTCAGGCGAATCCGTTTTTGTGTTCCATTCATCAGACGGAACAGAGAAACGCCCTTTATACAGCCATACATACCGCATGCCGCCGCTCGATTTATTTCCTTTGAACCCAAGCGCGACATACGGCGGCACAACGTCTTGCTTGTAAATCAAGACGCCGTTTTTCAGTTCGTAGCCAAGAATGTCGGCTAGTACATCCAACGGAATTTCATCAACCGTAAGCGTCAAAGTAGTTTCGCCTGTTTGTGTAATAACTGCAATCGGACCGTTGTCAGCGTATTGGGTAGCCGATTCCTGCGCTGTTTCAACCTGTGCGGTAATAGCCGGAGCAAACGGTTTTACTTCCTCGTATTGAACGCCAGTCTTATCGTCTTTAATCAATTTCGCATATACAATATCTTGCAAACCTACAATTGCCATGCTTTATTCCTCCTTTAGCTTGGTTGTTTTGTATCTCATGATCTTCCGAATCACTCCGGTTTGTTCATCAAATTCCGTCGTCACAAATATCCGCTTGAATTCTAAAGACTTCATCACGTTGTCAATCTGTGTTAGGAGTGGAACCGGATCGCCTTCTGCCCACAAATCAATCTGTATGATAATATCAGAGGCAATCGCTTTGTTGTCCCGATAATCTTCATCCGTGTTGTCAATCTCGATTACCCGGATATATGGGTATTGGTCGATATACTCATCGGGCACAACCCAACGAAACACCTTGCCGTCAACTAACGGCTCTAATGCGGTGATGACCGGGACTTCCATATCGATCATAATCCCAGCCCCTTTCTCAATTCCTGTTTGATCGCTTCAAGCGCCTTGTTCCTTGATAATTCGCCAGCTTTGCTGATGAATGGTCTCGGTGCCATTTTCACAGTACCAAACTCCAAAAAACGCGCTCTCCACGCTGTTTCTTGACCGGGGCCGACTTCGGCATATGCTATCCCTTGTTGCCTTTTGGTTTTTGAGACGTGAATATCGTCTCTAATGTGAAGGTGGTCGATATTAGAAACTGGCACTTCTCTTCTCATTCGTTCAGCTACTATTTTGGCGCCAGCTTGAATCGCATCGTTTTCGATTCTCCGACCTTGTTTGCCAAGTTTTTCGATTCTTTTCTGAATCTGCGCCAATCCTTCAACCTCGAAAGATGCTGGCATTAAACCACCTCCTTGCATTGGAGGGTCGTCGTTCGTTTCCTGTGCAGGTCCGGGCGAACCTGTTCAATCAAATAGGTTGTATCACCGAATTTGACATACATCCCTGGCTTGATTCCTTCACGGTATCGAATATGAAAAAATACCGCGTATTCTAAATGAGCCACCGCTGCTTCAAAAAAACGTCTTCCTGTTGGCTGTTCGATTTCTGCCCAGCATGAATAGACAGTGACAAATGTTTCAGTAGGAAGTTTCGTCACCGGGTCTTTTATGGTTTTCTTTTCTTGGATTTCAATCCGATGCTTCAATCTCCCCGGATTCATGCCGAATCACTGTCATATGCGTATGACAATTGCGTTAGAATACTTTGTATGATCGGCCTTACTTGGTCAGACACTCTTCCGACAAGCTCCCGATTTTCGTACCAATCTGCAATCAAGACAAAGCAGAATAGTTGCGCTAGTTCGTTAGAACTGTCAAATGTTTTACCAGTGGCGTTTTTAAGATACTTCTCTGCCGCGTTAATTAATCTTTGTATGGTAGCATCATCATCACTAAAATCTACCTTCAGCCACTCTTTTGCTTCTTCTAAAGTGACAATCACTATTTATCACTCTCTTTTTTCGACTTCTCTATTTTCTCAACGTAGCCGAACCGAACGAGAAGTTCTACCAAATGTTTAGGCAAATCAGCTTCCTCGTCTTTTTTCAAGTCGTAGCCAACGCCTTTACAATCCATTAGAGCTTTAACCTTCATGTTATCCCTCCTTCGAAAGAAAAGAGGGGCTTATCACCCCTCTTATTGCGGCAGTTGAACTTCGCCGAATACAAACGCTTCATTGTCGCGCATTTTTACTTCCATACGTTCAATCGCTCTCCAAAGCGTCACATCTGTTTGGAAGGCGTCCATCGCCACATCAGACGACATGATTTCGGTTTGTTGGCGGTCGAACAGAACAACGCCTTCTTCAAGGTCTCCAACGATAATCGGAGCGAATTCTGCCCCTGTTCCGCTATCAACACGAGAAGGCATCACCTTGTTCGATACGATTACAACCGGCAATCCGAATAGTTGACGACCGGATGGCGATTCAAGAGACGGCTGCAATAAGAATTGACCGTTATTGTCTTGCAACGTATCTAACCAGTTGTAGGCGTCTTGGTTCACAAAAATGCTGGCTGTAGACCGGAATGCCGGATCAAG